ATAAAGTGGATTGGAATTGGTTGTCTTTCAATCCAAATGCTATTCCGATTTTGGAACAAAATCTGGATAGAGTAAATTGGAATTATTTGTCTAGAAATCCAAATGCTATTCCGATTTTGGAAAAAAACTTGGATAAAGTGAGTTGGAGAATGTTGTCTTCCAATCCAAATGCGATTCCTATTCTGGAACAAAACTTGGATAAAGTTGATTGGTATACGTTGTCTGAAAATCCAAGTCCAAGTGCGATTCCGCTGTTAGAGAAAAACTTGGATAAAGTGGATTGGAATTGGTTGTCTTTCAATCCAAATGCGATTCATCTATTGGAAAAAAACTTGGATAAAGTTGATTGGGTTAGATTGTCTATGAATCCAAATGCGATTCCTATTTTGGACAAAAACTTGGATAAAGTGGATTGGGCTTATTTGTCTGAAAATCCAAATATATTTGGATACGATTACAAGGCTATGAAAGATAAAATGTTTAGTGGGATTATGGAAGACTTGATGAAAAACCGGTTTCATCCAAGAAATATTCGCAAATGGAAAGGGTGGGGGCAATGTGATGATTGGGATGACTTGGTTGAGGATGAGGATGATTGGGATGATGAAGAATGGTTAAAACATTAAGTAATACAATAAAAATATAAAGACGAGAAAAACGGCATTTTAAATTACCAAGGGTGTAATAAAAAAATTGATTCTAAATATACAACTGGAGTGTATAGGATAATTACAAGACTACATCATAGTAAAATGACGACAGCATCTAATACAATGGCATCGGTTGAACCAGTATTTTCAAAATTAAAGCAAAACAAATTAGAAAAATATAAGAATATAATTTTGAGCAAGTATGGTCTTAATTGCGGGGTTGAATGTATTGATGTGGTACTATACGACGTACCAGAAAAAACCCGAATCAAAAAAAAAACCAAATTAACACTTCGTCGTAAGGCGGGATGCAAAGCTACACGCGTAATAGATTCGGAAAGTTTAACAACAAATAGACGAAGACTTGATATAACGATTGGATATAATTTATGTAATGACAAATCATGTACTTTATGTGATGAGCAAAGTTGTGCAAAATTATCCACAGAATATCAAAACAAGAGGACGCTATATCCGAGAGGTGGAATATGGAATGAAGAAATAAATGGTTCTGCACGTCAAGTTAATAAAACCTCGTCAGAAAAACAAACGTTTACATGCATTAACCCGCAATGCAACCATTTATATCAAATGACACCTTCGAAGATTATAAGCGAAAAACGAGGATGTCCGTATTGTTCAAGAGGTGCTAAAACCATATGCGGTAAAAATGATTGTAATCCATGCAAGAAGAAATCACTTACAACAAGACAAAATATTATGGAAGTATGGTCATCGAAAAATAAAACTCCGCCGTATGCTATAATGAAAACGAGTGGTCAGGAAATATGGTTAGATTGTCCTGATTGTGATATATCATATCTACGAAATATTCGGACAATTAATGTTAAGTGTGAATTAATAAGATGTGAATCATGTAAAAATAATTCGGTAATAAGACAAGAAATAGATTGTATAGAGTGTACTTTACCATTTATGCGAATAGCAGAAGGACAAACGAAATGTCAATGTTGTAATGGAGTTGAATCGCCATCTATTCCTTTGTGTTCAAAGGATGATTGTAATAAATGTTACGAAAGATCATTTAAAAAAAGAATTGAAAAAGAGGGTATTGGTAGTCTTACATTTCGAGAAGACTTGAATATTTGTACACCACGTAATATTAGTAGAAAGTCTGGTCAAGAATATATGTTTTATTGTGATTTATGTAATCAAATAATTTCAACACATTTGAATAAACCAATAATAGGTTGTACCAATTGTAGTGGAAAATTTGATACTGAAAATCATATAAGAAATATATTAAGTGATATACATGGGAAACCATTTACTAAAACAAGGTCATTGACATGGCTAAAAGATGATACAACTGGAAACCTTCTGGAATTAGATGGTTATAATGAAGAATTAAAGATGGCATTTGAATATCAAGGCGAACAACATTATAACTTAACCTATTATAATCAACATGATAGTGTGAAGTTGCTGGATATTCAAAGAAAAGATGCATTGAAAATAAAATTATGCAACGAAAATGGTGTTAAACTTATAATAGTATCTTGTGATATGCTACTATCAAAATATAAAGAATATTTAACAGCGGAGTCTTTATAATATTATTTAGTCTTCAAGGGTGTAAATCCAAATCCAAATCCAAATCTAAATAGTAGGAATAAATTCCCAATCAAGAGATTGACAGATTTTTTTCCAGATTTCGTCTTGTTCAATACGTTTTTCACGGTCTTTTAACATAGGAAAATAAGGTAGAAATTGGCCTTGATCCAACAATTCACACAATTTATACACGGTATAATAATAGTTCAAAAAATTAACGCGATCATCCGGGCAAAATTTCGCATACGGTCCTTGAATTTCCATAAATAAATTGCACAACGATTCCTCTAGTTCTTGTGTCATAACAGGTGGTTTAATGCCCAATTTATCTTTAATAAATGGAATATGTTCGTAATATTTATTATATCCCAATTTCTTCAAGATATCCTTCGCCTTTTTGTTATTCAATTGTGTCAAATCTATTCTTTCCTTGCGTATTTGATTTTTAATATTTTCTAGGACTTCTTCGGGTATCTGTGTAGTTTCCTTTGCCTGGAATTGAGCCAATATTTCACGGAAATGGTTAATTCTTTTATAAGCATAAAAACAAGCTTCCTTTGGTGGCTCTTTGTAAGAGGGTTTTTCATTTTCAACTAAATACTGGATGTGTTTATGACAATGATTACATACCATAATTCCTTCGTGGTCGATTGCTATTAATTCGCCTTTTTTACAAAACTGACAAATATCGGTTTCGACAATAAATTTATTAATATCAATAAAAGTCTCGTCTAAATTCGATAAATATTTTTGAATATTATCTCTATTGACCGTGCTATGTTGCTCTTCGTTTTCCGTGCTTATTTTAAAAAAGGAATTTAATAACTTTGTTTTATTATTGTTCATCGAAATATCCTTTTTGTTTTCGAAATAATCGAATATGTATTTATTATTGTTTAAGTAATAGTTTTTGCTCTTCTTTTTAAGGTCATTAATTTGTTTTGTTATATCGTATATCATGTCTTTTATTTCGATTTTTTTGTCAATTGTCATGTTTTCATCTTTTAATAAAATGGCTAGATATTTTTTTTTTGCTCGTAATTCAGGTAACATGTTTTGTTTGTCACTTGAAAACTCGGTTTCAATCTCACGATGTTTACTGTCTAATGTGGTTATACTTTTTTCATCTAATATAATTTTTTTATTTGTCTTATGTTTAAAAGACGGCATTTTATATATTTATACTATTAACATAGTTTACTTTTAATATATATTTTCAGTTATGTATTTCAAATCAAGTATTTTTGGTCATATATTTTCAAATAAGCATTTCTATGAAAAGAAACAAATAAATAAACAAACAAGTTATTTTTTCTTTTATGTTTTCTCTATATTTAACAAAAATGAATGTGTATATCGATGCTTGTGACATTAGTAAAATAAACCCCGGTTTATTGAATATGATGGATTATTTACATTCTTATTTAGACAATAATTGGGTAATAAAAAAGAGAAATTCTTGTTATATACTTACAAAAAATAACGATAAGGTGTTGATATCTGATAATATCCATATTTCAAATTCTTTGTATAGAACAAACGATAAACAAGAAACTTATTTAGCAGACGTAAAACAAAAAGAAGATAACAACACAATACGCATATTATTTTTTTTGTATAATGTTTTAAATAATAAATGGTCAATTAAAAAAACTCCAGGAAATGAATATATATTTATTAAAAAACATGAAGGTAAAAAAGAGATTATGTCAACAAAATATCTCCATACATTCTTGAAGGAAAACTTTAATTCGAATTTAATTAAATAAATTTGTGTAGACACTATGTTATTTTCAAAAAAATAAAAATATTTAGCAATATTATAAAACCATGGGAGGCGGATTAATGCAACTCGTAGCTTACGGAGCCCAAGATGTTTATCTTACAGGCAACCCTCAAATTACTTTCTGGAAGGTCTCTTATAGACGTCATACTAACTTTGCCATGGAGTCCATTGAGCAAACATTCAACGGTCAAGCCGATTTCGGTCGCCGTGTAACCTGCACCATCAGCAGAAACGGTGATCTTTGCTACCGTACTTATCTTCAAGTTACTCTCCCCGAGATTAACCAACAAATGAAGAATACCAGTGGTAATTTCCAACAGGGTGTCTATGCCCGTTGGTTGGATTTCCCAGGAGAGCAACTTATCTCTCAAGTCGAGGTTGAGATTGGTGGTCAACGCATCGACCGTCAATATGGTGACTGGATGCACATCTGGAACCAACTTACCCTCACATCTGAGCAACAACGTGGATACTACAAGATGGTTGGTAACACCACCCAACTTACATTCATCACTGATCCCTCTTTCAACGACGTTGACGGACCCTGTGAGTCCAACGCTCCCCGTCAAGTGTGTGCTCCTCGCAATGCTCTTCCTGAGACAACTCTTTACGTTCCTTTCCAATTCTGGTACTGCCGTAACCCCGGTCTTGCCCTTCCTTTGATTGCCCTTCAATACCACGAGGTCAAGATCAACCTTGACATCCGCCCTATTGACGAGTGCTTGTGGGCTGTTGGTTCTCTTGACTGCACTGCTGGTTCTGGTAAAGTCACCACTGCCTACAACCAATCTCTTGTTGCCGCTTCCCTCTACGTTGACTATGTCTTCTTGGATACCGATGAGCGTCGCAGAATGGCCCAAAACCCCCACGAGTACCTCATTGAGCAACTCCAATTCACTGGTGACGAGTCTGTCGGTTCTTCCAGTAACAAGATCAAGCTCAACTTTAACCACCCCGTTAAGGAGCTTGTTTGGGTCGTCCAACCTGATGAGAACGTTGATTACTGCTCTTCTTTAGAGTGTTCCCAAACTCTCTACAAGACTCTTGGTGCCCAACCCTTCAACTACACCGATGCCGTCGATGCTCTTCCCAACGCCATCCACTCCTTCGGTGGACCCGAGTCTGTTGCTGAGACTTCTCAATCTTTCATCAATGCTGGTGGTCTTTTCCAAGACGCCGGTGCTGTTGATGTTTCCACCCAAAACTGGTGGTCT